CGGGTACGAGCTTCTGCGCCTCTACGGATATTGGCTCCAATCCGTAGCGAAGCGCATCTGGTGTCACACGCGCCAATCCATTGATTATGCTGCGCAGTTCCCCTTCATATTCCTTAAGAGCTTTAGCTACCTTACTCCCGTAAGCAGCTTGCCACGGGTCACCAACATTGCGGTAGAATCGCTTTCTTCCTACACCAATGTTAACAGTTGCTCGCATTAAAGGAATGCCTTGCGTTGAACAAACCCACCACGAAGATCTGTATGCTTGTTAAACTGCTTAACTCGAAGAGGCGTTGTGGCACCTGCGGTTACGGGTGTTGTAGGATCAGATACTGCTGAGAGATCACCTTGAGCCACGTAATCACCGACACCAACATCAGACGCCAAATATATAATAGCGTTGGATGTTTCTTCCTCACCATCGGCATTGCGGAAGAGTTCGCTGCGTGCTTCATATCGTGCAGCAATGAGTGCCGGCGCGGCGTAGGAGAACCCACCATATCCGTTGTTTCCGGTTAAGGCCCAGTGTGTAATCTGATCCTTAAGGTTGCGTGTTTCAAAGCTCATACTATACGATCCTGAACTCTGCGCGTTGCTCTGTACTTGTGGCAGCACGTAAAGTCCCCGATACGTCAAGAGCTAGTGCCATCTGTCCATATCGTGTGCTATTAAGGCCAGCTTTAAAGACATCTGAATACGTTTCAGCAGCATCACCTGTGCCACTACGCACCAATCCACCCCGTTCGTCAGTTAGAGCCACTAAGTGGGCCGCTAAATACAGCTCAATCTTAGTTAACATGGATGCTGATAGCTCGGCATCAAGGAGATATTCATCAACAAGCAGGGTGGCTGTATCGATGAAGTTGGATAGTATAACAGCATCAGCAATTGATGTTGTTATAATCTCCTTTACTTGGTCTGCCGTAACACGAGCCATTTAAGTCACCTTTACTCCTTGGATTTCGTTTGGATTGCCGACTTTTTCTCTGTTGGTGGGACTTTCTGGTTGATCCTTCCGGCCTCAGTTGCTGTGGCTTTCAAGTCATCGAGAGCATCCTGTTGTGCTTGGGCAGCAGCTTTCTGCGCCTCGAATAACTTGAGATCACCGAGACGATCCGGGAATGCTGCCGCAGTAGTAATCCTTACTACGATAGTTTCACCCGGCATGGCTGACTTGTGTTTCTTCCCATTCACTTCGTCAGCATCATACCAATAGAAGGGCTTACTTCCTAGAACCACCCGCTTGACAATTGGTTCACTTCTTTGTGTTTGTGCGTTCATTACTTTACCTCACGTTGATGTTAGCGCCTCATATCAGTGGTATGCTGCATTCTTTGGCTGTGGTGCAGTATACACGTAACATTTGGCGATTGGTGTAATGGTATTACGAGAAGTGAGCCACCCCACTTTGGTTTGTCTGTGTTGAACGTATCCGCGGCACCATTATTGCCAGTACCTTGAAGTTGAACTGCATACCACCCTGGGATTCCCAGGAGACAACAGTCGGCTGTATACCAACCACTTCCTGAATCACATCATTGGATAGTTGCGTCAACACGACGGCACCAGCAGTTACATCCTTTGAAGGTAGGATAAATTGAATACCCTCGATTTCCTTCAACCGCTGCAGAATGGTTTTGTCGCTTTCGGTTTTGAAGTCATCCATCATGCGCAGGAAGGCAGCATTGGTGACGAACAATCCATACGGACCATACATATTGTCCGTCTGGCAAGCAGATATCATGGCGATGATATCAGTTACCATTTGTGCACCGGTAGCTGCGGTATCCCAGTTTGCAGAGACTGAACCCGTGTTGCGGTAAGTATGGTTTAACAGGCCGGGGATGGTATTACCTTTCACCGTAATGGCGTGCCCGGTAAATACCATTGCTTCGATTGCTTCGGTCACCAGGGTTGATGCCATCGTCACCTGAGCAACATCCAACGGAGTACCAAGCTTACGGGAAGCTTTCAGATGCCGGATGTTCAGGTGGAAATCCTTGTGCACGATGGGCAGTGGCAAGGATGCGTCTTCGAAATTCAGACGATCCCCTTGTGCTGGTGTGATGCCGCTCATTGATACCTCAGCAGGCGTCATGTCACTCACAGTTTCCCACTGTAACATTGTTACGCCGAGAGCATCGGGGACGTTGAATCGCAGATTTCTGGACAGCAGTGCTTGCACCGCTACCAGCCGTTTGCGGGCTATTTCGACGAGAACCTCGTCAAACATCAGCCATTCTTCCTTCCGTAGGATGTCATTGGTACGTAGTGCGTTGATGTTAAAGTTACACTCCATCAACCGTTGTGCAACGGTACCATGAGCAACCCCGTTGGAAATAGTGTCGATTTGTACACCGTTCATAATTGCATTTCCTCTTGGTTACGTGTAATTGAAAGGGCCGTTACAGGACTTCAACCTTGATGCGCGCGACAGCACCACCGGCGGAGTTATCAACTGCTTCGAGGGCTACTGCTATTGGCAAGAAGGCACTGAAGGCATCCAGAGTTGTTTCGTCAACAAACGCACCGATAGTAGTCAGCGCGGTGGTGTTGCAGGTAAAGGCAGTCGATGTTGGGGATGCAACAGTAATGTACCCCAGGGATACATTATTGGCGTCCACTGCAGGCAGAGCCGCTAAAGCGAGCGCAGCTGTAGTGTACACTTGATCCGCTAAACCACCACCAGGCTTCGTTGATATCGTACCCGCAGCGTCAATCTGCACACGCCAGATACCATACTTGATACCGGCTCCTGCGGCAGCGTTAACGGTATCAGCTGCGGTGAATTCCAAGTTGTCAGTAGCAACCTTGGAGTACTGCGCACCACCTATCTTGAAGATTGCGGTGGTTGTAGTCTTGAATTGATCCGCCGTTGCAGAGATCGCCAGAGTACCAATGTCGTACAGACCATCCGCATCGGCGCCGGCAGTCAACTTGCGAAGGGTACCATCACCGGCAGATTCCAGTTTATCCCCAATGACGAGGGCAGCGGCAGCGGCAGCAACGAGTGCGTTGATTTCAGCACCCCGTTCCATCACGTTGTACAGCACATTATCAGCTGCTGCATAATCGACATCGATATCGTCACCAACGACTTCGTTCTCGACGGCGTACGCACTTTGGGCGTACGCACCCGCAGAAGCGTGTTTTCGGACTTTGTTAGTGGACATCAATTCCACCAGCATTCCAGGAGTGATGGCAGCATTCGCGATGCGTTCCTTACGGATGCCATTGCCCTTTAAAATGATTGCGTTCGACATAATATTTATACCTCAATAGTCGGATTAAAGAGTTGTGTTTGCCTTGTTGCCTTACTGCCTTACAGCAGCGGCGGGGGCAGCAGCGAGAGCTGCAAAGATGTCAGGCGCAGGAGTGTACTTCTCTTCACCTGCGTTGGCTGTTACGGTTCGAGCAACACCCGCACCGGTGTAATCGTCAGCTTCCGGGAGCAACGAAGCAATTGCTTGCAATTCGTCGATGCCCTTGGCTTTCAATTGATCGGCCGTAAACTTGTTGCGTGTGTTTGCCGTTATTACGGCAACCAATGATGCCTTCTGAGCCTCTTGAGCCGCAAGTGCTGATTGTAGCACACTCTTGACTTCAACGGGGGCCTTCTCTAGGAATTCCTGTACACTCATTGACTGAGTGGAAGGAATTGCAGCCGCAGGAGCCGCCACAGGAGCAGGGGCCGCCGGAGCCTCAGCCACAGCAGGAGCTGCTGATACCTTGGGGATCATCTTTTTCAATACGGATTCATCCAACGCCATTAAGGTGTTGTTATCCTCCTGCGTAAATTCCGTGGCCGTGTTATCGATGATGGCCTTCACGAGTTCTGTCTTGTTCATCGCGGGTAATACCTCTGGGTTAGGGGTTGGTGTATTATTCGTCTTTATTACAACGGGTAAAAATTGCGTTATTGGATGGACTTGTGTACGTTCAGTCGATATAGTGATTACTCCAGTAGTGCCATCAATACTGAAGTCACGACTCCATAATTCTCCATTTGAACCACTCTCGTATACAACGTGGTCAGATTCACCTGTTGTGCCACGAAAGATGGCCACAATCCAGAAGAATTTGTCTGGCTCAACTTTTGCAAGCCCAGCATTTAAGGCTGTTCTTGTGTCGTGATCACTTATGCTCGTACCGGTGCTATCTCTGAATGAGATTAAATGCCCGATAGAAGTCATTAACTGCTTAAAGAACCCCCTGTCGGCTCCGTTGGGTTCTACTGTTGCTATACCAGCGCGCTGAGCCATAATAAAGTCCCCAGAACCAAGACGGACTGCGACTTGGCCTGGGGGGAGTGCAGCACCACTGACACGAGGTGCACCACAGCCATCGGCCACACTACACGCCCCAATCATTCCTTCAGGAAGGATCGCTAAATGGTCTGGAACTATGTTTCTCCAGATACCTTGAAATTCTTTGCCATCGGCAAGGCCTGTGGCAGCCTCCAACTGCATAAAAAGTCCTGTGGACACTTCAACCATTGAATTCCCTTCAAGAAGGCGTTGGACATTCGTTTTGAATTCCTCGCCGAGTTCCTCCACTCTTTTATTATTTATCCACAATTCCGTATGTAATTTGTCCTCCTTGAGCTGCGTGTTGAAGATTTGCCCAAATGCACGGTTTTCTACGATCCCCGGGGAGTTTGCGCTCACGGGAATACCATCCATCTTAGGATGATCGAGGACGATTGGTCTGCCATCCCATCCTGATGGGAATCGTCCAAACTCCGACGCGAGCGCTAACTCGGGTTTTGGTGCATTTGCCGGATGGATAACACCCTCTTTAAGGATGATTGCGGGGATGACTGTATATGCTTGTCCAGCAAGAGTGCTGGTACGAATAGCGGCCCGATCGGGCTCTGCCAGAATTGATATCATCATAGGAGTTGCAATAGATGTACTCCGATCCGGGATCGCGGTTGATGTATCTGTTCTTTGTGTTCGTAGCATATCGAGTATTCCTCGGCTTATCTTAAAAATTGTGTGCCGTCACGTTGTGTATCCAACGTAATATATAATGTATAAATACGTTTACGCTTCCATAAAGACCTCCCCAACAATTAGGGTGCATACCCTACCTACGTATGTGTAAGTCATTGTACGTGCTTTCTAATAATAACATAAATGCGGGTGTACTTTCAAGCCCCTATTGAAAATATATTTTATGGACAACCAATTATTAGGTGATACTTGTTATATTTGCAGCCAGTGTATTGTCATCGGCTGCGGTATTAGCGTTGTCGTCGTCATTAGACGTACTCCCTGGGGGTAAGTTAGCCCGTGCACTCTTACCTTTGCCCACACCACCAGCATCGCCAGCACTTGGATTGTTTGGATCGTCAGGATTAATCTGATCCACGAGGTCATTCTGATTGATTTTAGCCGTTGGAAGAGCCCCCTCCAACTCGATAATCTCGCGGGCTTCCTCTTGTGTAGTGATTTGCATTGGTGTTTTTGAACCTGTTTGACCTGCCAAATTTGTGACAGCACGTGCTCTTGCGGCCATTGTTTGTGCGCGTTCGAGAGGATTCATGCGAAATGCTTCTGGCCAGAGGTATTTTACGTTTTCCTGCGGCAAAACACCAGCATTTTGCAGGTTTTTGATAGTTGGGCGCAGGATAAATGGCTCTGCGTGGAGGGTTCTACGTTCCATAATACGCTCCGCCCAATTAGCTCTGTCCTGCTCCGATGCTAGCTGGCCTGCTTCAGCCCCCAGCAAAATGCGCTTTGGGATGCCTGCAGTGCCTGCTAAAAGGTCCATTAACATGTTGAAAACCGTGCTTGGATCAGGCGGTTGGGAGGATAGCGGTGTTAATTTTACCCCTCTTGTCCGTATAATCCTGCGTAATTCATGCTGATATTCCGTAATTTCATCAGCCAACGCAGCGGCATCTGCTGGTAGCAGCTCCATATCCTTATCAATATCAGCCTGCATACCACGGTTGGATGTCAACCAATAGGTTTCTGCTGTGCCACCGGCTACTTTGAGGATATCATCAAGAAGATTATATGTCTTCTCGATGATAGGCGTACTGAATACCATATCCGTGAGAGGATTCTCCACAATATGCACACACCTACTGGCATGAGTAACAAATGGTTGTGCACCTACTTTAGTAGAGATTGTCCCTTTCTTGTACGATGTTGTTGAGGGATCATCAAAAGCAATTTTGTATATGTCTGGCTTCCCAAATGTTGCTTTTGTGGGGTCGGCTTGAAATAGGATTTCCTCTACTTGATTCTCAATGACGGGCCTTATATAGAGAACACTCCGCTTTACCCCAACGTGGCCGGCGGTAATTGGAGATTGCGCATCACCACCACTGTAGCCAATGAGTATAAGAGAAAATCTACCCAGACGTGACAGTTTATCAGCCATCATCATAACATTCCATATGTTATGGTTCTCTACAAGATCTTGCCATGCTTTTAGAAATTCTGGTGATGCTTCAATCTTAGGAGAATTGCTCCATGTTGCGACGGGTGGAGCGTCTACCAAGCGGGATGCAATATCCTGACGTTGATATTTTGCTACGAAGTCATTGCAGGTTAAAAGAACTTTATACCCGAAGACGGCATACAAATCCCTTTCGCCATCAAATTGAAGGCCTGCTCTAATAGCAAGCTGCAATCTAGTAGCCATCATACTTAATGTGCGTATTAAACCCGACTTGCTTGCATCATTAGTGGCAAGTCCACCTTTTGGGGATTGCTTTTTCATCGCCATGTGGCTCCTGTGATTAACTGTTTATTAGGAATTTGTGAATATGTTCGAATAACACCCGTATTAGTAGCTTGTTGCGCTTCTCTTCCCCAAACCACACTGCCTCTACGCCCTAATACAAGCTTACTATATGCTAAAGCGCCTGCTGCAATTATATCATCATGTTCCGCTGTCGGGAATCCATTCAGTTCCTCTCGGAATTTTGCATTCCAGGGGGCTCTTACACAATAAACATTGCCTGATTCTACTGCGGCCAGGAATGGTTGTGCTCTAACCTCCAGTGGGCCTGTAGCTCGTTCCCCTTTAACTGAAAATCCTGGAAGGATTTGTGTTGTATAATTACTGATCACAATCTTACCTGCGCTTCCTGGCTCCTGCTCAAACCAAATGGGGACTCCATAACCGTCAGTATTGGCTGTTGTCTCCAATAATTTGTCACTTCTCTGTGGGGAGAGCTGATCGTGCTGTAAATCCTCAATGAAAATTTTACCGTTATCTAACCCCAAATGCATCTTCAATCCAGCTGTAAAGTCACCAGCACCTTCGGTAGCTGCCATATCCCATGAACGTACTGTCTTACGTCTGGCTAATGGTGGGAGCTCGTGAGCGTCAATATACTTTAAATAGTTTCCTAATTCGAGGCCGCCCATGCTGGCTAGCGGGCGTTGTTGATATAAAGCATTCCACCAATAAGTGCCGAGAGCACTCTTGATATCCATTAGTGCTTCCATATCATACCGTTCTGGCCACAAGGGCTCGCCCACTGCACGCCCTAATGGATCGTTTTCGTATGCAAGTGCTGGGAGATTAATAACTAGCCACTTACCAGGCATTTCGTTAGTAAGATGTGCAATCATGTCGTCACAATCCCATCTCGTCGCAAGAACAATAACACTTGCACCAGGATTTAAGCGAGTATAAGCTGTAGATTTAAACCATTCCCAATCCTTATCACGCTGTGCCTTACTTAAGGCTGCTTCCGCATTCTTGGTGTAATCGTCGATAAGAAGCAAATCAGCATCTCGGCCAGTAATAACACCACCAATACCAGCAGCTGTATATCCTCCGCCCTGAACTGTAAGGAATCTGTCAATCTTGAGTTTGTCGCTTCTAAGGCGCACATTAAAAAGAGGTTGTAACATGGGATCCATCAATGCTGTACGAACCTTCAAAGAAAAGTCGGTAGCAAGATCCAACCCATATGACAATCCCATTACATATTTGTCAGGAAACCAATCCAGGAACCATAAAGGTGTGTTAACTGAAAGGAATTCACTTTTACCGTGGCGTGGGGGAACCGTAACAATAATCCGCGCACGCCCACGCATGATTGCTGTTGCGACAATGGTCGAGATATAAACTAAATGCTTTGCCGGGATCCATCTACCTTGCGTAATCTTGACAGCCATAGTCGCGGGGGTTAATCGATAGCCTATCCGCGTTAGTGTCTGGAGATCTACATTTGTATTAAGGTTGTGCATTTATTCCAAGTGATTTTTGATATATAAATAATGAGTAAAAGATTTATGACTTAAGCACAATCTTCCGGATGGAGCACCTACGTAGCCTCGGATTCTGGTGAGGATTCACCATCATCTGTATCCACTTCGTCAGTATCAACATCTGCAACTGCCGCGGGTGCTTGGTATGTAGCACCTTTAGCAAGATTTTCCGCCCCTGGGATTGCTGAGAGGTTAGTAATGGCCCAACATCTTTTGAATTCATCCCAGTCAACTGTGGGAAGCTTACTGAATGGTTTGTTTCTAACAACTCTGTATAAGCTAAGAGGACGTATATGATCAATATGATAGCCTTCATTCAGCGCATCACGTAGCTTCCTCTTTGGCCCTTCTCGTGTTTGCAAATCCGCACGGAGATGTTTAACCAATACCGCGATTCTATATCCAAGATGGAACTCCAAATCCTTAGTAAATGTTTCAGGTGCAGCGCTGCCCAATTGGTCAAGACACCTTGTAGCAATATGATGGCGGAGTCTGGCCGTTGTATTCTTCTTTTGTGCTGCTTTGTTGCGTTCGTTCTTGCAGGAGTAACAAATACTTTGGCGGCCGTCGGAACTATTATGAGTGCCAAAGCATTCCGTCTTGAGTTTCCATTCACGACACTTAATGCAACGTTTGTATAGCTTCTTATCGATTCCACTTTTGGCGTTCGTGCTGGCAATAACTGGCATTATCATAATTGTGGCCTCTTATGTGAACTCATTTTAATAATCAACTCCTGCGCGAGATTTGTAAGTGTGGGATCACTCAATGTATTCGCAAGTAGCTGCTTATTGTCTGCATCAGTGCCTGCAACTACAGTATGTGTTTGTTGCTCTTGTGCAATAGTTCTATACATAACCTCCACGGAAGTACCCTCTTCCTGTGGTGTACCCTTTGGAGCTCCTGCGGGTAGCCCAGAACTCAGTCGTTGCATACCAGAAACAACCTTAAGCATATCGATCGCAACTTTGGGCGTCAACATATCCCAGAAGTCCTCTTCACTTTCAAAATATTGCATGAGCTGCGCGAAGAGGCGATTGCTCTTTATATAATGGTCATTCTGCAATTCAATTGCACGGACTTCCTGCATTTTGCGGAATTGTACTACACGGAACATATCAAATGCTTTCGCACGTTGCGGCCAGTAATTGTAGGTGAAATACTCTTGGAGTCTTTGCGCCTGCATGAGGACATTTTCAGTCCCTTCGCCTTGCGAGAGTGTAGCAGCAAGTGAATATAAAGAACGAGCACCACCAGCATCCATGACGCCTTTGATATCACCTGATGATGTATTGAGCTCACTCAATGGGGTATCAGCATCTTCTGGTGTAGCGTCATGTAAAGGCATCATTAAGTACTGCTGAAACGACGCAAACGCTTCAGGGGACTCAAAATCCAGTTGTTGCCAAAAAGCCGCTCCAGATGGTAATGTAGGGAACCCCTCTTGATATGCTATGGAGACAACTGCCACTTGTAACATGTGTGATGGGAAGCCAGCTACACAATGATTAGGTGTCACGGTTAGAGTCGCTTCATTGAGGGCTACACCCTCATCGGTAGCTGGTTGTAATGGCTGTTGTAATGGCTGTAATGAAATCATTTCAGTCCCCGCTTCTTGTGGTGCTGAGAGTATTGGGGCTGCTTGTGGGAGATGTGCCAATCCAATATGTGCAAGTGTTGATTGTTTAGCTTGCTCAACGTAGAAGGATCGTGTATTGAATTCGTGCCACGGTAACATGTCTGGGCGATAAATACCTAATGGGAGCCCATATTCGTTAAGTGGGATTTGTCCTGCGAGGAGTTTAAAAGCCTCCAACTGTGTTTGGGGCGTCAGCTGGTTATAATCCAGGACTTCTGGAGTTGTGTTGGCTCGCTGAGCGCTTGCTGCCCCATTTGATTTGGGTCTTCGCGTAATTGCCTTCTTTGGGTTTCTGCTTGCCACTTTGGAGCTCCTACGGTGCCCTACATTATTGCACCCATCCATTATAACATATAATAAGGTGTTCCTTCAACAATTATTAATGAATGCTGAATGACTTAGAGAACGCACAGGAGCTGATAGCATAGGCGTATAAGCCCGCTGAGAGGTATAATTGCTACGGGTGGGCCGAAGCCCGAAAGAGGCCAATTATGCTACGGGTGGTGTGGGGGTTGATCAAAAAACAAAACAAACAAATAAACCATCAAATAAAATAACTAAGTATACTAAAAGTCAACAAAAATATTTAGTAAATAACTAAATAAATAAGTAGGTAGTTAGGTACATTTGATATATAATATATATATTAAATAAGTTAATATAATTATTTAATAAACAATTACTTTTAATTTTAATTTTTGGAGAATAAAAAAATGTTATCTACTATACAAACAACTAACTTAACAAAACAAACCAACTTATCACAAAAAATCAGATACCTACATTCATTAAAACTCAAACCATCAATAATCATCAAAACACTCAACATTTCATATCAACACTACTACAACACAATACATAGACCATTAAAAACAGCAATACCATTTATTAAATAAATCAACATTTAATAAATAATAAATAAATAAAGTACACGGATGTACTTTATTTTTATTTGTTTAAAGTTTTATATGTAGGAAGGGGACCCCCCGGTAGTGAGGTTTCCAAGCGCTATGGGGGTAGAGCACTCCCTATAGGGACCCCACGCCATCAGGTGCTAGTAGGTGCCCAGGGCCAGTGATAGTGTGAGAGCGGTTGTATGGTATAGGATAAAGGGTATAGTATAGGATATAGTATAGGATAAAGGATATGGATAAGGTTAAGGTTAAGGTTAACATCGTGACCACCCTCCATCGAGGAAACCAGAAACACGATACAGCTATGGAGGTCTTAGGCGCACCCGGTATAGTGGAAGCCCAGAAACACTATACACCGCCCGCGCCCACTGAAAAGAGATCGGGTCTTAGGAGTAACCCGATCTAAGTTGTCACTACCTACAAATCTGTTAGGCGGCTTTCCTCCGTTTCATTTCGGAAGGATATACGATCCTCTTACCCGACAACTGAATCAGCCTTCGCGCCCATATTGCCCGCGTGCGGACGGAATGTATCTCCCAAGTTGCGTTCGTGATGTTTAACAGTATGTACATATATACCTCCTAAGGTATTATATTAATATAATATTATATTAATATATTATATATTATAATTGGCCTCCCTATTGAAAATATAGTGTAGTCCTTAAATATATTTCCACCCGCAAATTGAGTCCCTTTTTCTGTGGTGGTTTCGGGTGCCCACCCGGTAGGCAGACTTATACCGCGGATTCTGTATCTACCGCCGCTTCCTACTTATCTATTGCCCACGTATTCACGCCATTCTCTATGTCGTGTATGAAGGTACATATTATAATGACCTCCTCGGGTTCATAGTTACTCCATAACCCCTCAATACATTCCTTCATCGCTCGCAAGTACACAGGTGCTTCGGATTCCTCGCTCCTCAGTGTTTGTTGATACACCAGCACTCTACATACATTATGTAGGTAGATCGCGTCCTCCAAACTGACATCGAACTCCTTCGCTACCATTTCGAACGCCATATCCACTATCCGACCTACTTCCATAACCTCCTCTCCATCGATCAACATCTCTACCATACTAACTACTTTGGGTGATAGGTTATTCATTCCGCACCTCCTAATTAATATTAATATAAATATAAAATTATATTTATATATTATATATTATATATGGGGTCCCATATATAAATATAGTGCGGACTTTAAATATTGTACCATGGGGGTTTATGTGGCCACCCCGGTAGGAGTTTTATTTAAGGACCACACTATATTTTATATGTGGAGGTATTATATAATTATAATATATAAATATAATTTTATATTTATATTAACCTACACAGGAGTACTATAATGAAGGTAGAGTACGAGATAGATAATCGTGGGCTGGAGTGCACTGAACTACACGCCGATAAGGCGTATGGTATTGAAGTGGGGAGTATCACGATGGAAGTCAATCCATGGGAGTTGGTAGAGAACGCACTCGCGAACGCGGGATATCCTGAAGGTATAGGGGAATTCCTGGAAGAGTACTTCTCCACATCCCTCGAAGAGGAGGATGATAGCGTAAGGGAGAACGACACCAAACGGGGGCGCCTGGAAGATCTGGCGATGTATATCACCCACACGCCAGCAACCTACTGGTAATAGAGAGTAGGTAGGGCTCATGAGGTAACGAAGAGTTACGGCCCGTAGGGGTACTCGATTATGTGGGACCACCATCTCTTACTACCTTGTGGGTACGTGGGCTAAGGCGCGCCCTAGGAGGCTGCTGCCCTCTCGAGTGTTATATTTTAGTGGACCACTCTGGTTGGGAGCTTAATCCCCAACATCTCTGCGACAGCACCATTGAACTCCGCGATCCGTGCCATCGCTTGTTCGTACGTCCCTATTGACCACACTATTGCTACCTCACTAATGGGGACGGTTATGATCCTCTCTGCTGTACCCCCAATGCTGCAGTGGATTGATACCTCACCCGTGAGGGGATTGACATCCGTCACTATGATACCTTCCCCACTTCTTGTGCGCACCATCATACCGCGCTGCACCGCGTCAATTGGAGGGTTGTGGATCTCTGCCCTCCCATCCGCTCTGCGTACTATACGTGTGTTGTGGTCTGTCATTTTGTCACCTCCTATTTATTAAAATTATATTATAATGCAACCCTATATTAAAAGATAGTATCACCCTTATAATATTTTACCTCGGTGGTCCTATAGGGCCACCCCTACAACGCGGTAAAGAGGTGGGCACGCCAAGGGAGCTAAATTATTTTAGGACCCATCTATCTTTTATATAGAGGCCCGCAATATAATATAATATATAAATATATTTAATTATATATTTATATAAACCAACCGACAAACAATATACCGAGGAGGTATAAAATGAACGCCAAGACCAACAAACAAGCCGCAGTAGCAACCGCAACCGTAGCCACCACCGAAGTGTCCAAGGCCGAACCAACCAAAACGCCGTTCACGAAGGATGTGATGGATGGGCTGGCGAAACAGACCAACAAATCGCAGAAGATCCGTTACCTGGTTAGCCAGGGTATCAAGGATGGGCCGATCGCGCGGTACCTGGGCTGCTCACACCAACAGGTCAACAACACCCGGCACCGTCCATTGAGCGTGGGCTACGCGCCATTCATCAACTAGTAGGTAGCAACACAACCTACGAAGGAGGGCTTAACCGCCCTCTTTTTATGAATGTAGGAGGACCTCCATAGCGGGTTGGTGTTTTGAGGGCCTATATGGCACGCCCGGTAGTTCGATAACGATTGCACGTTAGTTGGGTGCTCACCTTTTCAACTAAACTAGGCGGGCGAGCAGACGCTAAGAGCTCCTGTTGGGTTGGGTGCTAGACAGCTTACGAGGGTCCAATCTACATCTGTATCTGCATTGCCGTTTGGTTTGATACAGTTGACTGTTCGGGCGTATTCCATTGTAGTTTTACTGTGTGAGAGTGTTTACGATTTCTTCTGTATTATATATATATTCGCTCAATGTTATGAATTCCTCTATTCACCCTCCCTGACCTACCATTACATTCCTTTCTATCTCTATACTTTACAGAATTCACTCTAAACAAAGTAAAAAAATAAAATATATAAATAAACCAATCACTTAACTCTCACCCACCTACGCCGCCATTATAAAAGCACCCCCCTCAATATCAACAACCTACCACTGATTTAAAACGAACGCCCGTACGTAGGAACTCCAAGCACTCCACCG